CTACCAAACTGACTTGTTTTTAGTAATGGTCTAAGCATTTGGTTGTCAGCTAACAAGCAGTGGTGGTAAGTGTCCTGACTTGAAGGATAACCATTTCGGGTAATTCTTGCAGGTTCTACACCTAACCATGCAGCTTGTGTCGTCAGGTCAACGATTGAGTTGATACCAAAACTGTCGGCTGCTGCTAAATCATCGAGTTTTACAGCATCTCCTCCGAAGACACCACCAGAAGGGAGTGGCACATCGTCATCTAAAGCAGCCGTTCCTACTCCTCTGACTCCGTCAATCAAACGACGTAATGCATCACGCTGTTTCCACTGACCAAAGTGGTTACCTAAAACCTCAGCAGCCAATGACTCCAGTGTGTGACCACCAGCCATTTTCTTCTTTAAACTTGATGTAAGAGCCGTTGCGTGTCTCTTAAATTCTAAAGTACAAGTAGTACCTGAGAACTTAAGATCTTCTTCATTGCCCTTAAGCATTGCTTCACCAAGAACACCAAAACCTCCTAATTCAGAACTTGCAGTGAACTCGATCCTATCTCCACGACGACCTCTAATGTCGTTACGGATTGCGATACTTGCTCCCGATCCTTCTGGTCCCTCAAGGGGAGAAAGAACGTCAGCAGTACTTGCGAACTTCTTAAAAGTTTCCTTAAAGACTTTCGCTCTAGCATTTGCTACATCAGCAAATGTTGTAGTTGTAGTTGTTGCGCTTATTTCAGCCATTGTCTTATATGTTTATTTATTTTTTTGTTTGTGTTTCAGCTTCAAGACAATGACTGAGTCAATGCTTTTGGCTGTAATTAATCGTACAGACCTCGACCGATCTTTTTAAGAAGTTCTGCGCCTTGGTCTGCTGTCATTTTGGAAAAATCAATCGCCCCTGTGTCCATAGGAGGCGCACCTGTAGCGGAACGGCTACCTCTAGTTGGAGTCGCATTTGTGGGACGACGACGGTTCGCAAATGGGTTCTCGTTTACAGGCTCGACGGGCTGGGCGTTCTTGCTTGATAATCCAAGTTCCGCTGCTACCACCGCTGCTGCCTGAAACGGCCATTCGGGATTGTGAAGAGCGGGATCATTAGTGGCTTTAAGTGCGTTGTATTTTGTCTGTACTTGTTGAAACAACTCACTTGATTCGTCCTCTAGGTCTGGATAAAGATCGACTGCCTTATCTGCTGCATCGTCCCAACTTCTTGTAAATGCTTGCTGCTCTTCAGCCGTTGCATTTTGTTGGGCTTCTCGAATGTCCATCTGGGTATTGATTCGTTGCTCTTGCAAGTCAAATCGCTTTTGCAGTAAAGCGTCTGCCTGCTCAAGTTCGCCTTCAGCCCTTAGTTCAGATATTTTAGAATCAATGTCTCTTATCTGAGTATTGATGTTTTCAAACGCTAGTTCTGCATCACTAGGTTGATCATCTTGAACAGAATCCGCCTGTGCCTGTGGTTGGTAACCGCCTAACTGCGATTGCGCCTCTTGCAGAGAGATATTATGTGCGCTTGCGTAGGCTACTACTAATTGATCGGCATCGGGAAGATTCTTGATCCGAGTCCTTCCAGAGTCTAGAATACCCTGTGTACGGGCATCTAATTCACTTTGCTCTTCAGGTTTGTCTTCGAAAGATTGCTCTATTTGTTCTTGCGCTCCCGCATCAAAGAACTCAACTGAGCCGTCCTCGTTAACCTGTACATCTATGTCTGTGCCGACTTCTGCTCCCGCAGAGTCACTATTATTTTCAGCTCCCGCTGATTCATTATTTAACATAACCTAAATTTATAGTGGTGCAAACAATGATTCAACCTTTAATTATAGACTCGATATGGCTGATACAGGGGAAAATACCAGACCGCAACAAATAACCGATAAAGGCAAAGCAGAATGGACTAGGGATAACATTAAAGATTCCTTTTGCTCGCTTGCAAAAATTGTCGATAAGAACGGGCAAATTATTTCGCCTGATCCAACTTATTTGCAAAAAGAAATACTTGAAACAGTTGAGTATTTCTTAAAGACCAGACAACCTTTACGGCTGTTAATACTTAAACCTAGACAAGCTGGCAGCTCAACAGTTCTAAACTGGATCATTTACTGGTGGATGAGAACGAGACTAACACGAGCGATCTGGGTCACGGATACAAATGCAACCAACTCATACCATCGTAACATGATTAAAACCTTCGCAGAGTTTAATGACTTTCCGTGGGGTAATGAAATAGAAGTTCATGACAGAAGAACTGAAGTTTCCAATAGGTCCGTGAGATACACCTCATCGGCTGAATCCAAAGCACCGGGGGTTGGAGGTACATGGACCATAGTGGGCAGTAGCGAGACAGCTAAATTTGGTAAACAGGGAGCTGCAAAAGATGCCAGCGTTATCATGCCACAGTTGAAGGCGGGTTTAGCTGATGCACCCTTCACTCTTGGAGTTGATGAATCCACACCTGATGGAGTGAATTACTTTTCTAAATTAATCACAGGCGATCCTGATGGAGTGACAGAGGGATCGAGAAGAGGAGCTGTTACAAAAGAGGAATGGGAGAGGGGAGAACGTGGTAACGGCATGGTTAAGATCGTGACGGGCTGGTATGATGTGCCAGAGTATCAATTAGAGATTCATACGCAAAAAGAGTATGACGATATTTTGTCTTCTTTAAGCATGGAGGAGAAAAGGATTATTGCTGAACAGGGAGATAAGATTAGTGCAGAGCGTATCAAGTGGAGGCGAGTTACCATCGATGCCAAGCTCGGAGGCTCTGAGGATATATTTCAACAAGAGTATTTAGAGTCCGAAGAGCGATGTTTCTTAGTTTCTGGCTCACCACGATTTGATATGGAGGGACTCATACATGTCTCTAGTAACGTCAGAGTTAAGGCTCCGTCTCGCAGAAATGGTAGACTGATAGAAAAGAAAGGTAAGATTCAATTTGAAGAATGCTCCAGAGCGGAAGCGGAGTTTCAGGTGTGGGATGAAGTGCCAGAAAAAGGAAAGAGTTATCTTATCACTGTGGACTCAATGACAGGTAAAGAAGTCAGTAGTGGACGCAGTAAACAGGATAGAAACTCGATCATGCTGTGGCGTTGTCCTTACAAGGATAAGCAAGGGGTGCGCAGGCCATTAACACTTATTGCTAGAGCCATGCCTGATAATCAAGACGATCCAACACCAGGGTCTGTAAAAACAGCACTTTTAAGTAAATGGGCTGGAGGTTGCATTGTTGTTCTGGAAATAAATAACTCAGGTCTTGCTTGGGTGGGACCGCTTAAAGACGCTGGTGTGAGACTATGGCGACGCAGGGTTTATGATTCTGTGCAGCAGAAAACCCTTAGAAAGATCGGATGGTCCACAGATCAGAAAAGTAGGGAAATAATAATCAGCTCTTTAGCTGATGCTATTAGAGCCAAAGAAGAGGGTATAGTTATTCCCTGTTCACAGGTATCCTCTCAACTTCAAACCTTTGTGCGTGATAAAACAGGCAAACCACAGGCTTCAGCAGGCAATCATGATGATGATGTTATTGCTTCTGCACTAGCTTGTGAGCTACAAAATGAAGGTGATTTGTACGAGGAAAAGAAAAAACAAATTGTTGTAAGCGATTATAATTGAGTCTACCTTTGCAACTAGCAACTAGGGATCTTTAATCAATTATCAAAATTATGAAAAAAGGTCTATACGCAAATATTCATGCAAAGCGCAGAAGAGGCGAACGCATGAGAAAAAAAGGTGAGAAGGGCGCTCCTTCTGATCAGGATTTTATTAACGCTGCTAAGACGGCAAAGAAAAAGCCTCGCAGGCGTAGAGGCAATAGATACAAAAGCACAATCAGACCCTAGTTATGGAACATAAAAAGAAAAGCAAATTTAAGGAGATGATAGGACCGCCCTACATTAAAGAAAAGATGGGTCCACCTAAATCATTAATGAGGAAAAAGAAGCGTAAGGCTAAAAGAGCGATTAAGCGTTCACGTATTCCTGCCGAACCTCGCAACACTCCATATCGAGTACCTCAGGGCTGATGAGCTACAAATCCAGAATGCGTCCACCCTATAAAAAGAGAAAGGGTGTATCTTTACGCAAGGAACACAAGTCTGAAAAAGGGGGGCTTACTGAGAAAGGTCGAAAGTATTACAATCGTAAGACAGGGTCAAATCTAAAACGCCCACAACCTGAAGGCGGGCCAAGGAAAAGAAGTTTCTGTGCTAGAATGTCAGGCGTAAAAGGTCCGATGAAGGACTCAAAAGGCAGGCCCACTCGCAAGGCTAAGGCATTGAGGAGATGGAAGTGTTAAGGCTATAAAATCTAACAGAGTTAGAAAAGTTCAAAACAGCGTCAAATTTTTTTCTTAATTTTTTTTAAGACTGTTATAGCAGTTTCTATTTTTTTATTTTTCTTCAAATCGGGTAATTCCTAACAAACTGTAAAAACGAGTTTGGTATATTACCACATGAAGAACATAATCTATCTTAAAAATAATAAGACAGGATTGTTCTGGAAGGCACGACTAATTAAGCGTAGGAAGGCTTACAGAATAACCCACTACACACCAGCAGGCGAAGTGTCTGCTTCAACCAAACAACCTTGGGCATACATGTCCGAGGCAATGTTCACGGAAGCTCTTAAAAGGAACCGAGTCCTCAAGAATAAACCAACCAAGGCACAGATCAATAAGGTCGGTTGGTTCGGTAAGAATCCTCCATCATGGGTCAAGCAAGCAGCATGAAAAAT